TTGGACTTACCAGAACCGCTGTCCCGGTATTATTCTTTATGTCTCAATTTGCGTTTGACTTCCACGATAGCCACCTTACCCTGCTCAATCAGCACTTCCACTCTGCTGCCGTGTTTGAGAAGGTTTTCCATCTCCTGCACCATTTCCTTCGTTATTGTCGGGGTCATCTTCGTCACTACCTCCCTCTTCATTATTCTGTTTCTCAAAAAGTTCCTGGGCTTTCTTTTCCTGTTCTTCGGCATATTCCGCACTTAATGTGTATGCCAAGTCAGAATCTACGAACAATCCGCAGTGTTCAAATGCTAAACGTGGATGAATTTTATCGTTGTTTAGCATAAGGTCAAGCACCTGGGCTTTTTGCAAGATGTTTTCATAATTTCTTCTGGTAAATCGGATTTCAATATTGCATACTTTCAAATCCATATCCACCAGGGTATGACAGATGTTCAAAACCAATCTGAGGAAAATCCTCTCAGATTTCTTAAACATGAGTTCGCTGTCCTTTGCCCTTGCTTCGGCAGCAGACCAACCATCCCTCATAATGACCGCTGCCCCGGTATCACTGGTGGAAGAACCGCCGTTGCGGTTCGGCAAACCACATATAGTGAGTACCGTCTGGTACATATGGTCAACCAGTGTCTGTGTTTCACCCTGGTTGAGATTGCTTACCAGATAGGTAATATCAGCTTTCAACTGAGGGTCAATATCCCGGTATTTAATAGCCCCTTCCTCACGCAGCTTTTCATAATCGTCAGAGGAAATATCTACGTTATGGAAAAGCATAAGTGCCTGTACGAACTGTTCTACACCATCCAGTCTGTTACTATCTGTCAGATTGATAGCGTCCAAAAGTGGAATTACCAGTTCAAAAGCACCCATCCTAGCAAGGTTCAAAGGGTATTCTATGATAGGGATGTCACCCAGGATATGGGTGTCATGGGTGACAACCTTTGATTCAACAATCTCAAAATACTCATGGTCAGAATAGCAACTGTAGTGAACCACTCCGTTTTCGTCTATCACATACTTCACGCCCAGTATCGGCTTGTTGCCTAAACCGTTGTTATAGACAACAAATGTATTTCTGGGGTCAAGCGTATAAATTTCAAACGGGGCTTCATCCTCTTCACCTTTTTCATCTGGAAGAACCATCCTGTATGAAGTACCACAGATGTGGAACCAGTCAGCCAGTTCCTTATCCTTTGCAGGCTTCTCTTCGGCAAACACATATTCGTTAAGCTGATTGATTGCGTCAGCAAGATTTTCTCCATTTCCACGGGAGACATATTGAAGTGGTTCTCCCATCAGATACCCGGACTTGAAGGACACAATCTCGTTTGCCCTGTTCTCTACTATCATATTTTTAATCTCTGGTCTTACCTGTTTCTCACGGTCAAGAACGGGCTGTCTGCCCTTGTAGTAATGCCAGAGATATTGAATTTCGCTTCGGTTTTTCCAATGATACGGAAGTGCCTTACGGAGTATCATTACCACGTTGTTGATTGTCACTTCTGTTTCATCTGTTTTGATAACACGTCTGCCGTGTAGTCTCATACTCACGCACTGCCACCTCCTTGCATAGTTTTCCTTGTGATTATTATACTACTCTTCAATGCTTATTTCAAGTGTTTTCTTTATATAAGCATTGGAGATTTTAAAGGTAAATTTAATATTTCCTCTTGAACACTTCAACTTTCGCCCCGACAAGTCCCCTCAATTCGTTTTCCAGAAGAGATAGAGAATCGGGAGCGTCATCATGCGTCACTTTTCCAGACCGGGTGTAGGTTACCACCTGCTTGATAAATGCTGCATACTGACTATTTCGGTCATAAAGTGACGGGTCTTTGAAGTAAAAATTCTTGAGGATAGTATCAGAAGCAAATTCAATACGGGTCTGCTTATTACTTATAGTCCTTTTGGTACGGATATTGCACACATAATTTCTATCTGTCATAATTTGCTGAACGTCCCTTGCAAAATAAGTACCTGCGTTATTCGATTCAAACGTACCTGCTACAACCAGGTTGTCCATCAATGCTTTTGCACATTCTGGTTTTGTAACCTCTGGCGGTGAATCATCGAACACAACGTCAATAATATACACTTCATCCCCATAGACCGCAGCAATCGGCATAGCGCAAAAGTCCTCTCCGCTATCCGCAGTATCACATACAGCAATGATACTGTCTGGGTCACGGTCAATCGGAAGTTCAAAGAAACGGTTCAAGCTGCTTTCCGGGAAAAGCAGTCCCTTTGCTTCAAAGGGCTGCTGCTGAAACTCTGATTCAAACTGTTCAGCCGATAGCATTTCCCTCTGGTCACGAAAATACTGAGTGGTAAAAACCTTTTTGCCCTCTCTCACATACTCAAAGTTGCTTTCGTCCGTCACTGGGTCAAGAGCGGGCGTTTCAATAATCTTCATCCTCTTGCCCTGCTTCTTCATTTCCTCCTGCAAGTGACCTATAGGGTCATACAGAGAGTACCGGGTTCCACATATAACGATGGGAGTTCCTTCAATAGCACGTCCGATAACATCACCAGAAATAACCTCCCACTTGTCATCAAGCCGCTGTCTATTCTTCGCTTCCTCACGTCCTTCTACACAGTCATCCAGGTACAGAAGGTTGGTTGCTTCGGAAAGACCTACCTGCCTTGCGTCAATGGAACGGCACATGATTGTAGGGAAACGGGACTTGTGCAGCAGATTGATGATCTTCGTATCAGCATTGGTCTGTACCAGTTTGCTTTCCGGGAAAATATCGTAGAAATGATAATCATTCGGTTGCTGGATATATTCAAGGCATCCAGAGTAGAAAGACTTAACCAGGTCATCACCCGTACCCTCCATCAGTGTAGAACGGTCAGGATATTTACCAGACAGCATATTGGTGAAGTTAATACCCAACTGAGATTTACCACACCTCTTAGGCATGGAGATAGATAAGAAGTCCAGCTTACCGTCCAAAATATCCTGGTATCCGTCTACATATCGTTTGAGATAATGACGGCGGGGCTGATAAAATTTCTTATCCAGGGGCTTGCCAAACTCCACCGCTTGCAAGTAATCATCGAAGAAATGCGGCGCACCAAACAGCAGAGAACGGAAATGCAGGTTATTCAGCTTCTCAGCCAGATCAAAGTCCTGTTTCTCTACTGCCAGTCTGAGTGCCATACAGACCCTATCCCTCAGTTGGTGGTTCCATTCATGGGCTACAGCAAAGTCACTCCCTTCAACTTCCCGGCACAATCCAAACATATCTTCATAGGCAGCAAAGTCCAGCGGGCGGCTCTGAATTGCTGCAAAAATTCTATTTTTCAAGGCAAGATATTCCATGCGCTACCTCCTATAAACAAAAATTGGGACTACCCCGAAAGGCAGTCCCATTGGACGGGTGATTGCAGATCAATCACCAAACATATCATCATAAAACATCATTTCCCCAAGAGAATACGTGCGGTTCTTTCCGTTCCGTTTTTCTTGGGCTTTCAATTTTCGGTAGGTCTTGTCATCTACCACAACCGTTTTCTTCTCTTTGACCTTCCGGGTAATTCCCAGAAAGCCCTTCTTGTTTCGCTCAACCTCAATTTGTATCTTGTGTTTCATACGTATACACCTTCCCTGCAAGCAGTTCCTCATCCGCAGTAGGGGTGCAAACTCTGACTTCCACATCGTCTGTTCCTGATATAGCAAACACATAGCTTCCTACTACAGACTCACCATTCTTGACTTCTTGGATAACTGGAACAGACAACTCATCATCGTTAATGTCCGTACAGTTCTCAATCTCCACATCATTCTGAAACGCCTTAATGGAGAATGACTCATAGAGATACAGACCGTCAGCATTGTTGTTGGTGTAGGTCATATACACTCTGATCATATCCTGACCGTCACGGGTAAGGAACTCAGCTTTTTGCAGTTCCACCGTACAGCCGTCATACTCTCCTACCGTTCCCAGGGTTGCTTCCTGGGCAACACTGCCAGGTTCGGTAGTAAGCGTTTCACTTTCCGTCTGCTGTCCGCAGCCACTTAACAGCACCAGGGACAGCACCATCATCCAAATTACCTTCTTCATTCCTCAGTTCTCCTTTCAAGAATTGGTTCATGTTGACCTTCGACCCACTCACCATCTTTACCATAACGGTAAAATCCTTCATAGGTCTTACGGTTGTTTATAATACCTTGCACCGTACTAAGGACAAACGGCTTGTCATTACGGGTACGGTATCCTTCCTGGTTGATAATATCTACAATGTTCAGAAGAACTTCCCCAGAGTCACGCAACTCAAAGATACGTTTCACAACAGGGGCTTCATCTGGATTGATAACCAGATTGCCGTTGAATACCTTGTAGCCCATCGGCGCACGCCCACCAGAGTAGCCACCCTTAGACGCTTTTGCTTTACGTCCACCAGTGGTACGCTTATTGATATTGTCTCTCTCCATTTCAGCTACGCACAGGGTAAAGGCTTCCAGCATGGATGCGAAAACTCCGAACTGTCCAAAGTCCTCTGCAATGGAGATAAGCTGAATGTTCTTCTTTGTCAGCATCATCTTGTAATAATAGTAAATGTTAATGTCACGGGCTACACGGTCAGACTTTGCTACCACCACTGCTTCATAAGGTGGGTTGGAGATTTCACCGTAGATGATCTCATCAAAGCCGGGACGTTCCTTCGCACCAGACTCACCCTCATCTTTGAACCACTTTACGATGGTGTGACCATTCTTTTCACAGTAATCTGTAATCTGCTGTCTCTGTACTTCCAAACCAAATTTATCATCACCGCATTGTCCATCGGTTGATACTCTGATATATCCTATGACGTTCATAACGCACCTCCTTGATTTACGGTTATTATAATACAAGTAAACGATAGTGTCAATAGTCTTTTTACGTTTTCTTGGATTTTTCTTTTAGGTAAACGTAAATGAGGACTTTTTTATTTTTGCGGAACTTTCGACACTCACCCGCCCCTGGTCACCCCTGGGGCATATCCCCCATCCCCGGCACCCTCTCACGTCCCCCAGATCAACCCAGGCGGGGCAGACTGTCCCAGGTTGAAACTTGATCAAGGAAAGAAATTTGAAAAATTTACGTTTAATCTTGATTTTTCTATTGACAATTACGTTTAATCTGCTATAATAGTATACGTAAACAGAACACAGCACCCGCCCACGGCGGGCGGGGTTCAAATCAGATCAAATATATAGGAGGTATCCAATATGAGTATTTACGAACAAATCATAGCAGCCTTGAAAGCAAGGAAAGACCGCAGCGCATGGGATAAAGGCGTTACAATGTACGCCCTGGAACTGGTGGAGGAATTAGAGGAACGTGCAGAGTATGAGGGCAGAAACGCCGCCCCCGGTGCAGAGTGTGAAGCCTGGTTATTGAATGGGGCTAATAACTGGAACGCCTATAGTTGGGGCGGTTCCTCTCTCATCTATGATGGAGACATAGCTAAAAGACTTTGCACCCCGTCCGAACTGAAAAAGACCCGCCAGGGTGAACGCAGACCCAACAGCCGTGAGGAATGGCTTGACGTTCAAGCCCGTGCATTATTTCAGGCTTGCAACCGTGTAAAAAAACTTTACCGCCACACACTGGCAGAAATGGAGGGTTAAACTATGACAGCAAGGGAATATTGTAAGACCCACAACAGCACCGCATATTATAGCGGGCTGGGTGGTCTTGAAATCAAGGGTATTGAATACGGCATTGAGGACTATATTATTTGTGTGTCTGGTGCATGGTGCAGCCGTAAAAGTTACCACCGTGTTAAAATCAATTACACCGCAGCGGGGCGGGCTTTTATCCGGGTTCACGGGTACAGAGTTCCCCTTGATGAATGTATTAGAATGTAAACAGCAAAGCCCCGGACAGGTTCACAGCCTGCCGGGGCTATATTAAAAGAGAGGTGATTATATTTGAAATGGAAAACACCCACGGGACAATATATGACCCTATACCGGGACATGATGCAACAACCCCATTTGTTAATAGCAGGCGCAACGGGCAGCGGTAAAAGTGTAGTAATCAATGGTATAATGCACACGGCATTATATAACAGCCCTGTACAAGTTCAATTCATTCTCATTGACCCAAAACGGGTTGAACTGGTGGACTTTGCACGGCTGCCCCATACGCTACAATATGCCAGTGAACCGGGGGACATGATACAAGCCTTAAAAAAGGCTATGGAGATCACAGAGGGCAGATATAAGACCATGCAACGCCAGCGGGTGAAAAAGTACCCAGGCAGGGCGGTGTATGTGGTTATTGATGAAT